ATCCGAGGACCGTGAATCCACACGTCCAGGCTTTGTCTATCAGCCTTTCATGTAATACAGGATCAAGACCGTAAATTGCTGCGTGATGATGAGGACGACCAAAGAGGTTGCCATATTCGCCTACCTGGAAGAATTTTAATTTTGTTATGCCATATTCATGTTTGGCGTTGTGACGAAGTCTTTTCATGAAGAGTTGCCAATCTGGAAGATAGATAATTGGAGTTCCATCGTCATTCATGGGGAGTTCTTCATCTTCGTAGGTTCCTGTAAAGTAAGTGGAATATTTCCACTCTTGGGCCTCTGCCTGGTTTCGGAATGCCCATATATAAGCTTGTTTTATCCTGCAGGGTATGCATTGACCGCATCCGAAGGGTGTTGATGCGAGCGCCTGGTCTCGGTTTTTCATTACATGGACCTTCGGTCCTGCAGGATTGGCATTCTTGACGTAAGGATTAGTACACTTAATCAAATTATGCTCCTCATAGTCTACGACCTATTCTATTTGCGTATCTTGAACGACGACGAGTTCTATACCTACCAGTACCTCTCCTTCTGCGTCCTGCACGTCCTCTCCTTCGAGTTCTACGTCTCCTGTAGCGCATTGATTACCTCCTTAATAGGGTGTGGGGTTATTTGGCGATGTGAAAAATCGCTTTCGGTTTGCCCGGGTGGCGGGAACCGATTTCCAGCCGAGGGCGGGGTCCATTTGCCATATGGAGTATCTATATTTTGGCAGCTTTGCCCGTTCTAATCGTAATCGGGCTATTGTTTTGTGCGCTTGTTGCACACGGTGTGGTAATTGCATTTTTGATGATTTGATGCCCAATTTGTTGAGCATACCGACATTTCGGGTAGCCAGGTGGGCCATCATTATGTTTTTGATTTCTTTTGCCTGGATAGCAATTATACGACCTTTGTTAACAATGTCGTTTTCAGCGGATTCAGCCGCTTTTTCGTTTAACATCCGCAGGTTGTAGTTTTTGTAATTGTAATCATCCTGTCCGGCTGATTGTCCTGCGGTGGTTGAGGGTGATTTTTTCGCAATGATTTCCTTGGGCCTGGTTATTATACCAGGGTTTTCATTGACGTTGCCTGATCCGAAAATAGAGTTTGGATTGAGTTTTGTATCAAAGAAATCGGCCTGGGGGGGCCCGGATTGAATGTTATTGAGCGCATCTAAGCGCTTTTGTTTTATTTGGTTATCGATTTTGTATCCCTCTCCGAGGGCGGTTTCCCGGGCCAGGATGGCGGTTTGCAGGTCTTTTTGATATTGTGTCTGTCTTGCTGCTAATGCTCGCCCTATTTGTTGGCCGGCTTGAGCGATGCCGTAATCGCTCTTGCCACCGCCAGTTGATGTAGGCGAGGGTGAAGCTATACTTGCACCTAATGCAGCTAGTGGGTGGAGTCCAGCAGCTTGGGCGTCTGCGACTCTCCATCGAATTCCCTTCTTGGCGAAGTCTTTCTGTAATTTTCGGTCTCGGTTTGCCGATCCCGATGAACGACCTGACAAAGCACCGCCTAAAAGGGTGGTTCCACCACTTACTAAAGCGCCTTGAACTATTGGATCCATGTTTTACCTCCTGCACGTTATGTCGGAAACCGCAGACCGTCTCTGACGTTTCGGGCCTGCAATGCCCTTTCCTGCTTTTTTCAGTTTGAATAGGGTTTCCCGACGTTTTTTTCGTTGTTGGCATATTTTTGCCCTTCTTGAAATAAATTGGGGCTCTGATCGCCAGTATGGCGGCCTTTTATTTTTTTTTAATGGTAAGGGTTGCCTTTTTTTTCTCGAATCCAGGGGGATTCTATCGGATCCTATGAGTTTGTCAATATATTTTATAGGATCCTTTGGGGTATCAAGGAAGGCATTAGGGTCGAACCGTCTCCGATCTTTATCTGGATATTGGTCCACAGCATACAAATTGTTATTTAGGAGATCATTACGTGATTCTCGTTGCTGTGAAACAGAACGTTTTTTTTTGGTTTTCGATCGGTTTTTGGTTCTTCTTTTTGATGCCATTTTTTTCCTTGATCTGTCGCTGCCACAGAAGGTGATCAAGTATCACCTTCTGTGGCGCATTTCATGCGACATTTTGTTCCGCCTTCGGCGGGGTTTACAGGGGGATGTTAGGGCGAGTTGGATTCGAGATCGCCATGTTCAGTTTCTGAACTTTCATCCTGGGCACTCGGTGGTTCTACCGATGGTTTACCACCTGCGGTGTGCCTGGTTGGATCCTCCCGCTGGTCGGAACTTAGGGTTTCGGGTATAAGCTCAATATACTCAGTATTGGGAATTGGTACGTCGAACGGATCATAGACATCGAAATCGTTCGCATCTTCCCAGGAGTCAAAGCCGTGATCGTCGGCCTGCTGTGAAATTATTCCTCGAGCAGCTTCTTGAATTAGTTCTCGAGGGGACTTTTTCCGCTTTTTGGCATTAATGAACCGAGGTCGTGGGTCTGGGATCTCGGTTTTTCCATGTTCATCAAGCATTATTTTACTCCTTAAAAGGTTCTCGGTGTCGGGTTGCCCTTGAGCATACGTCGAGCCTGGACACTGTTTTGTGCCATGACGTAAAGAGGGTGCGTATTAGTCGAAGCATAAACACGTTTCGTAGGATCAGCTTTGACGAACGAGTCATTGAGGGCGACATCACCCGTAAATTCACGGGCATAATGCCAATAGTTAAGAGTTGTTCGAAATTCGCCTGCAATAGTCGAAGGAGCAAAGCGGTAAGAATCATAGCGCTGTTGCCATCCGAACGTTTCGGTGGGTTGTGTGTTGTTTGCTTGGATTTCTTCATTTGTTATTATTTCATCTCCCAAGTATTGGAGTTCTTTTTGGAAATAATCCTCCTTGGTTTCCCTTAGAAACATTTTATTGACTGTGGAGGAATAGATCGCTTTCGGAATAACAGACATCAGAGACATGATTATACCGTGTTCTGGTATATATCTGCGAAAGCGGTTTGATCGTACGGCTGCGATACCATGGCCCTTTAAGTCGCCTGTGTTCTCGCCATCGGTGGAGAGGACTTCAGAGAATTGTAGGATATTTGATCCTCCTGAAAGAAATTCAGGGTTTTGGAGCCGTGCATCCTGGGGGCGGACTCCCAGATAGCGAAGATAATCCTCATATTTTGAGCCGTAACGTGATCGAGCTTCCTTAAATCGCTGTTCAGCCAAGTATTGACGTAGTTCGTTTACGGTAATGCCTGTAGCTTGAGAGAGATCGGCATAGAAGCTCGGGTAGCCTGGATTGTCAGGATCCTCTTCTCCGACCATTGCAACGCCAGTTTGGTTGGTCATCATGTGAGCTGCATATTCTCGAATAGTGCCACCAGTCTCTCGAACCTCCAATGGGTTTGGTTGATAGGCATCGATATCGACTCCGATTCCGGTAATGGGGGCTCTTGATCCAAGTGGAATATATGTATCGTCACCTTTTTGTTCGAAGGGTCGGGCAGCTGTGAAATAATCCTTTTCCCAACAAGCGTTTTGTATGGCCCGGTTAGTTGTGACATCTAGGCCGGATTCTGTTGCGACGACAAGCTCGTCGGTTAAATCGGGATCCCGGAAATACTCGTTAAATATTAATGCGTAAGCCCTGTGGGGAAGAGCGCTGTACTTAAGATGTCCAGCAGGTTGAGTAGTATAATCACCTGGGGGAATGCCGAAATAGTCGGCAAGAGAAGATTCTGTAACTTCAGTATCAGTAATCTGGGGAGGTGTTGCGAGGAATGTACCATCGTCGCCACCAGTAATAAAGTCCTCCCAATCGTCCCACATGATTCGATTGGGTACGAAGAAGTGGTGGACCCGGATCCTGCAAGGATGCATTACGGGTGATAATAATGGGGAGACCCGGACCAAGAGGTTGCTTTGGCATCGGAATACATCGCCTGGGAGAGCTTCTGCGATGTTAATAGGGATAATACTTCCCATTTCTGAGGTGAATATTTTGTAGTTGGATAAACTGAATTTAGAACGTTTCATTTTGTAGCCCTTTCTTTTGGTTTCGTTTGAATTTCTGAATTATTGGTTTCGTTTGGGTTTCCATTTCTTGCATTAGTTTCGGGTAAAAGTCAAATTCTTTACCTTCTATGCAGAATTTGTCATATATTTCGTTTTGATATTCGTTGAGAGCTTCATCCCTGAGTTCTTGGGGTATCTTGCAGTAGTCGGCCCATGTTTTTGATAAAGTCGTGCCTATGGGGTAGAAATGGCCCTGGAAATGTATGCTATGGATGGGTATATTGGGTATATATTTGTTTCTGAGCATGGCATCGGCATGGTTTTTTAAGTATGACCATCCTATTGGGCCGTTTGAACAAGTCATAATTTCGGGTGGTCGATTGCCTAATCGGTCATCGTTTGGGTTGGTCATTTTTTTGTTACAGTATTTTACAATATACATTGCAGATGCTTTTTCGATTGATCCGAGGACCGTGAATCCACACGTCCAGGCTTTGTCTATCAGCCTTTCATGTAATACAGGATCAAGACCGTAAATTGCTGCGTGATGATGAGGACGAC